TGGTTACTTTGTAACTGCTAAGTCAACCAAGTTTGCACCTCGCGTTGAGGATTCTGATGGCTTCCAGATGGACAAGCCAGTAGGTAATGGGAGTAAGTGTACGTTTATCATTAAGCCTTACGACTATAACTTCAAGGGCAAGACAGGTGTTGGTGTTGGTTTATCCAAGGCTCGTGTCGATGATCTTGTTGTCTTCAACAAAGACGATGCATCCTTTGATGAAGTACCAGAGTTATAAATGTTACTTCTCATAGACGCTGATATATTCTGTTATCGTATCGGCTTCGCCTGTGAGGATGAGAGTGAGGAGGTTGCTTGTAAGACTATGAGCAACTACCTCACAACCATCATTGAAGATTTAGTGATGGACTCTGACGATGAGGAACATGAAGTTGAACTGTACCTAACTGGCCCAGATAACTTCCGTCATGACTATGCTGTTACTGCTGAGTATAAGGGTAATAGAAAGTCAAGCAATAAACCTACGCACATCTCTGCTATACGGGACTACCTAGTATCAGAGCATGGCGCAGTTGTGACTCAAGGTGAAGAGACAGATGATCGAATAGCTATAAGAGCAACACAGAACCCAGAGGCTATCATAGTATCCTTAGACAAGGACTTCTATCAGCTTGTGTGTGGACATTACAACTTCGTTAAGAAGGAACTCTTTTACATTACCAAGGAGGAAGCTGTGTATAATTTCTATATGCAATTCCTAGTAGGTGATACTGCTGACAACATCAAAGGTGTTCAAGGCATTGGCCCTAAGAAAGCTGCAAAGCTATTGGAAGGTAAGACTGAGTTAGAGATGTACGATATCTGTGTAGATAAACTAGGCAGTGAGGAACGGGCCATAGAGAATGGCATACTGCTCCACTTACGTAGGAAGGATGATGAGATATGGCAACCGCCAAGACCCGTAACAACGGACGATGGACAGAAGCTAGACACAAGTCTTTCATAATCTCTGCTCTACGTGGAGCGCATAGTAAATGGGGTGTCAAAGCTGATGTTAAGAAATCTGCTAGAGTTTCTACTGGGAGGTACTTATGTGCTGGTTGTGGTACTATCGGCCCTGCTACTTTGCCACCTCTTAGGGGTCAGTCAAGACGTAGGAATAATGCTGCTGTTGATCACATTAACCCTGTTGTCGATCCTTCACAAGGATTCATAGATTGGAATACCTATATCACTCGTATGTTCTTAGAGGAAGATGGGTATCAGATTCTATGTTATGCATGTCATGGAACTAAGACCCGTGATGAGCGAGAAGAACGAACTAAAAGGAAGAAGAAATGAGACATCTAATTATACCAGATACTCAGATCAAACCTGATGCTAACTATGACCATATGACATGGGCTGGACACTATGCAGTTAAGATGAAACCTGATGTGATTGTACATCTAGGTGATCATTGGGACATGCCAAGTCTTAGCAGCTATGATGTAGGGACTAAGAGTTTTGAAGGTAGGCGGTACACTAAGGACATTGCAGCAGGTAATGAAGCAATGAAGATGTTCTTAGCACCTATCAAACGAGAACAGTTACGTCTTAAGAATGGAAAGAAGAAGCAATGGAATCCTCGCTTAGTGTTCTTACTAGGCAACCATGAGTATCGTATTGAACGTGCTGTTGAACACGACTCAAAGCTGGATGGTCTGATTAGCTTTGCTGATCTTGATCTTAAGGGATGGGAGGTGCAAGACTTCCTAGACCCTATCGTCATAGATGGTGTGGCATACTGTCACTACTTCACCTCTGGTGTTATGGGTAGGCCAGTGTCCTCTGCCAAGCTACTGCTACAGAAGAAGTACATGAGTTGTGTCATGGGACATGTTCAAGATAGAGACATAGCCTATGCACGTAGGGCTGATGGTTTAAATATGACTGGTCTGTTTGCTGGTATCTACTATCAACATGACGAGGCATACCTTAACCCTCAGACTAACGGATCATGGTCTGGTCTATGGGTGTTCAATGATGTACAGGATGGTAGCTTTGATGAGTTGCCTGTATCAATGGCGTATCTACGGAGGACTTATGGCTCTAACTTTGGAAGAGTTGAAAGGTCGCTTGAAGCAGTTGGATGAGGTTATCCTTGTTGATGTACTGCAATTAGAATCTGAGGATATAGTTAATAGGTTTGAGGATGTTATCGAAAGAAACTTCTACAACCTAGAAATGCAACTAGAAGAACCATACAGGTATGACAGTTATGATTGAAGATAGAATAGAACCTTTGTTTGACTTTGAGAAGTTAGCCAGTGAGACTCAGGTTGGTGGTAATCACTACACGAACCTATCTATACAGCCCATGCAGTATTCTATGGCTAACGAGTTGAATGCACTACAGCATACAATCATTAAGTATGTCACTCGTTATCAGGATAAGGGTACACCATTACAGGATCTGGCTAAAGCCAAGCACTGTGTTGATATGCTGATAGAGTTTGAGTTGGAGGGAAAATGTGGGTAAAGTTAAACACTCATTGGTTGAATATGAACCAAGTAGTATTCGTTGATGAAGAGGCTAGAAGTATATCACTATCTAGTGGCAGGACAGTACAGGTAACTGAGGCTGCATTGTCTACTATCATGAGAAGTGTTAAAGGTCTACCACCATTAAAAGAGAAACCTAAACGAAAGAACCTAAAGAAGGAATAGTTTCCTAGGGAAATTAATAGGGGGCAATTAAGCCCCCTTCATTACGCCTAGTCCTTAAGACTATCAGGCATATCATCAGACAGTCCCTTCCTAGAATACCAAGCCGATAAGAACTTCTTAGCAAACTCAGGATCTTGTTGACGTAGTTGATGAGCAAACATAGTACCTAACTTACCTCGTAGTTTATTTGAAATAAGATCAAGCCTCTTTCTCTTAAGACTATCAGAAGAGTTCTGATAAGCAGGAGAATCAATAATACTCTGTAGTACAGGAGTTAACATCTCTGCATTCATCTGACGTAGCCCACCTAGTTGTTCACTAGATAACTTAACTCCCTTCAACTTACCTGTGATGCCACCCTTGTTCCACTTAACCCTTTGCATCTCTTGTTGTAGTGGTGTTAGATTACTAGCATCGAATACATGCACACTGCTCCATGCTTGAGTAATGTCTATCTTCTTAGCGTCACCATACACACCATACTTCTTAGGTAGCTGTTCACGGAAGATAGGGATACGAGACTGTAACCTTTCCCATGTGTCCTCTGCCTGTCGATCATAACCATCAAACATCTTAGCAGTCTGTGCTAGTAATGCAGGAGTCATTGGACGGGCAACAGTCTCTATCAATCCCTTCTGAATAGACACGTTAGGATCTACGATCATGGCTGTTAGAGTGTGCATACCTTCAAGGAAAGTCTTAGAGGTTATGTTACTCTTAACCATGTACACCAAGTTAGCAGTTAACTCTGCTGCCTCTTCTGAATTAATATCCTCATCATCTGCATACTCTTTAGTGAAAGTAAACAGGTCAGCAGCCATAGCTAGTGGTGTAGCCAAAGGTTCAAACCGATGATAGCTTACCCATGTATCACCTATACGGATAGAGTAGGGTAAGATACCTGCATCTTTCCAACGCTGTCTCTCTGACGCTGTACGAGGGATACTGCCAGTGATAACATCTTCATCATACATAGCCCCTATCGTAGCAAACATAGTCATGCCTATGATCTGACGAGGTATCAACTCATCATAACTCATCTTAGCTGGTTCACCATGTAGAGGTATCTTGTTAGTTCTCAAATCAAACAGTACCTTACTTACACCTTCCTTAGTAGTATAAGCAGCCCTCATTGCTGGAATGAAAGGTATATAATTATAACCTTCTTTGATTATGTTCCAAGGAGTTTTAATAAATGGAACGAACAGAGCAAAGGCAGGATGATCATGACGTAGTTGTTGTATCTTACGAGGGGAACCAGCTAACTTCTGCTGAAAGGCATTGAACAAAGCATCATCACGTATAAGAGAGATAGCAAGTCTACCCTCTTTAGCAGCCTCTGCTCTCTTAGCAGCCATGTCAGCAGTCTCATCCTTGATACTAACTTTCAATCCTTTCTTCTGCCCATCAAAGGCAACTTGATTACCTGCTCTAGTAGCTACAAAGTTCTTGGTACGTACATCCCAGTTAGTATCTTGTGCAGCATCAGAGAATAAATCTTTCTTGTACTGAGTATACAACTCATCATAGGATCCCATACCAGCTTTGCTATCTTCCTTGGCAAACTTAGAAGCCATTTGAAACATGCTCTGCCTACGGAACCTTGCCTTACCATACTCATCTATACCTACGATTAGCTTAGTAGGCCAGCGAACAAAAGTCTCACCAGCCCCTCCGAATGCCTGACCAAACCTAGTGCGACCGATGTTGTTGTGCATATAGTCTTGCATATCAAGAAGGATATCTTCCATCTGTTCAGTGCTTAACATCTTAGGGTCATCAACACCCATCTCATCTTTAAGGAAAGTCTTGAAATCTTTACCTGTCATTCCTAACTTACGTTCATTAATGTCTCGTTCTAATGAATATCCTTTACGGAATCCTTCTCGAAAATAAACAGAGTCTTGAGCAAAAGAATCAATAGATGCTTCCCACATAGACTTAACTTGGTTCCACTCACGACCACCATTAGTTAACTTAATAGAGTCTGTTACTAAACCAATAGAGTCTATCAAAGGTTTCATCATAGACTGTATAAACATAGACATGATGTTAACAGCAGGGGTACCTGTGCCAGACAACATTCCGTTAATGATTACATCTAATGCAATACCAGAGGTAGAATCATTCTTATCATCTCTGGCTATTACCTTACGATAGAACTCTGCTTTCTGTGCATCTCCAAACTCATTGATACGAGCAGCATTAACAGACAGAGAAGTATTAGCAACCTCACATGCTGGTGAAAATTTCATTTACACTTAACTCCTGCGAATAAAGAATCTATCATACGATTATCTGCCATGTCTTGCAACATCTTCCTTCTGTGGTTTAATGCAGCAGACACCTTACTACCTTGTCCTTTGTTCCATGCTTGTATACCATAGAATAAGTTGATGTCAGAATGTATTAAAGCAATTGTCTCATCAGTTAGATCAGTTGATTTACCTAGAATATCATAAGCCTTAAACAACTTTCTTTCTACTTCATTGAATAGAGGCTGTAACATTCTCATCTCTTCTGCACTAAAGATTCTGTCATCATTAGCAAGAATAAAATCTATCATGTCCTCAAAGTCTTCAATGTCGTTCTTCTTAAGTAGAGTCCTTGATGCTGCGTCTATGTTTTTAAACGTATGACGACCACGCATCATGCCTCTGAGTTTAGCAGTATCTAATCCACGGGAACCAGCTACCTTCATTGCTGTATCTGCATACTCTTTCAAAAGAACATCAGCATCCTCAACATCTTTTAACTTTCTTAGATCATCATCAGTAAGCCTCTCACCAGCGTTCATCTTAGCTTGGACTTCTGCCCTTGCTTCCTTGACAGCAGTGCTTTCCTTTATGTTGATGACTTTATCTGGATCATCACCTTTGTACCTACCTGCTGCAACCTTAGCTGTAGTCTCAGGCTTATCAACAGTACGAGGTAGTAACTCACCTCCAACTAAAGATGCTTTACTGGGGCCACCTGCTGAACTTATAGACTGATTAGGTTGATTAAATCTGGAACGTGCTGCACCTGTTTGAGATCCTACACCTAGCCTAGCTGCTTTCTCTGATGAAGATTCAAAGCCTAGTATTCTGTTAGTGTTTGCATTAAACGGAGTCATAGCTTCTGGTACAGCATTAGTGAAAGGTCTAGGTAATACAGCACCTGCACCACGTTGACCACCAGTAGGAGCCACACCAAAACCTGCTGCCCCTTTGATTGTTTGTCCACTACGATCAGCTACACCTTCTGCTATTCTACTACGAGGTATAGCACCTGATGCTTGTTGTACTCTACTCTTTAAATCTGGAAGATTACTAAACTTACCTAGCTTAAGATTTTCTAAATTAATAGCAGCCTTACGTAGTACATCCCCTTCTGCTTTCTGTACTTCTAGTCGCTGTATAGTTTTCTTAGCTTCTACCTTCTGAGCCTCTAACTGATTCGCTCTAGTTCTACTACCTAATGTAGGTTTACCAGTAGAACCTTTAAGAGTAGCTAGAATATTATCTATCTGGCCTACTTGTGATTTAGTTTTCGCAAGAGTTTTACCTAGATCATCTAAGGCTTGCTGTGTAGGTGCGCCCTTAGCTTCTATTTCTAATTCAGCTTGTACCTTAGCTTGTGCTTGAGCTACACTACGAACAGGAACGTCCCCTGCTGCATCTGCTACAGCACCGATAGCGGCTTCTGATTCATCTTTTAAATCAGTACCTTCATCAGCAGCTTTAGAACCAAACTTACTAGCAATCTTACCTATGCCAGCACCTAAGCCAGAGCCTAGTAAACCACCAGCCATGATGTAAGCAACGCGAGAGTCTCCATACTGCTCATAGACAGGCTCAAGAGATCCTCCTAGTAAGCCTTGTGCGCCACCTCTAGCAGCATACGTACCTACCTTAGATGCAAAGGTCAAAGGCTTAAGAGCAAAGGCAGGTAAGGTTACAGGGTCAGCTAAACCACCAGCTAACATACCAAGCACAGATGATGTAGGGTTCTGTTCAAACTGTACTCTTGAACGATACTCAGCTACTTGATCCTCAAACTCTTCTCTAGGATTTTTCTCTACTCCTACAAAGTCCTTGATGCCTCTAATACTAGAAGTAAAAGATCGTCCTGCTTGATCACCAAAAGTTTCAAATGCTCCATATTGCTGTCCTTCTTCTGCTTCCCTAGCAACTACAGCGTTAACCATTACTTCTCTTGGAGTACCATTAGGAAACTCCATAGTCCCTAACGTAGGGTGTTCATAAAAAATTGTCATGGACTACCTCAAGTTATGGGCCAACTGCTTCTGGACGATATCCAGCACTCATCCGTTCAATGTCATTCTCAGTAACACCTAACTTTCGTAGTCTCTCTTTAATTTTTAATAACTCTACAGCCTTAGCTTTTCTATCACCTGTGTCTCGTCTGGCTCCAGAAAACAAGTATGTATAAATATCCTTCATATCGTCTTCTAATCTAACCAACTCAGCTTTTTTATCTACTGAACTATAATCAGTATCATCGTCATTGCTTGAGGCCATTTCTCTTTCTAATTTTACATCAAACTCATTAGCCGCTTGTTCAGCCGCGACTCCACCCTCAGTTGGGCTAAGACCTGTAACAAAGGTATCCTCTTCTTCATCCTCTACAGTACCTTTCTTGGCTAGATGCGCTCTTACTGCTACCATCCAATCTGCATAGGAAGCATGGGATGAACCCATTGTGGCATCATCTACTGTACCATCATAATTCTGTCGTACAGTGTGACTTATAGCAGGAGAACCTCCAAGCCCACCCATAGGATCAACAACTGCTGCTTGTACTACAATATTACTTGTCTTACCTAGTTGCCTATCTTGCTCTAAGTTAGTTGCAGTAGTGTTAGCTGCCTCCATATCTCTAGCCTGAGCATGTAAAGCCATAGCCTGAGCATAGTCACCATTCATCATTAGTTTCTGTGCAGCCGCACGTAAACCAGCAGCAGTGGTTAAGTCTGCTCCTTGTAATCCTGACTGTACACTAGCAGCCTGTGCCATATCAGGTGTCTGTAAACCAAAGGCTGAATTAATACCAGCACCAGCTAATTGTCCACCAGCAGCACCAACAGCAAAATCAGCACTCATCCTACTTGCGTTATCAACACCACTCTGTACACGATTCTGTTGGATCACATTAGGATCCATACCAAATAAACTCATTACATCACTAGCCATGATTGCCTCCTACCTATACCCATATGGATTACTATTAAGTGCTGTACGATATGGAACACCACCACTACTCATAGTAGGATACATGCCACCACTTCCCATAGCATTATAACTTGCCATTCTATTCTGGCCTACTGGCGTTGCCATGTATTGAGAAGTTGGTACTGTTCCACTCATACCACTAAAACTACCTAGCGAACTACCTAGACCAGTTAAACCACCAGCAATAGACTGACCTCTTTTTGCTGTAAAGTCAGCAGCCTTACTATAACCACTCATGTAGTTCTGCATAGCTGCATTGTTAGCTGCGGATTGTTGTGCGCCTAGTTGACCACCAGCACCAATCATAGCCAGAGCATTATCATCCATAGCCTGACCTTGACTAAACATCCCTGTACCCATAGTAATGTCAGCAGCCCTTTGTTGCTGTGCTTGAGCGAATGCGTTGTTACGATCTATAGCATCTTGCTGTGCAAAGGCTTGAGCAAACCCATAACCATCTGGACTTAGCATACCTGCCCCAGAACCAGCACCTAATGCCTCTCCACTTACACGTAAGCCACCAGTTCCTGATCCAAACATACGTTCACCTAGACGCTGTGCTTCACCTTCTCTAACACCAGCACCTATATTACGCTGTCTATTATACATCTGTGTTGCTAGATCATCGTAGCTACCACCAGCCCTATTAAGAGCAGAAGTACCTAAGCCAAACATCTGTTCTTGTTGCGCTCGGTAACGAGGATCCATATTAAAAGATGCTTGTCCATCTTTAAAAGAAGCAGTACCTGCACCAGAGGTTACACCATATGGTTTATACTGACCTTCCTTAAATGCCCTATCTCCTGCTTCACGCATGGAGTCCTGTGCTTCACCTAGCTTACGCTGTGCTTGGTAGCTTCCTAATAATCCTAATCCTGCTGATACTAAACCCAACATTATGATGTCCTCTTCCACATGTATACTACAAGGTATGGCTGTAAGTTATTGTGAGCCGCACCGCTACCTGCTGATCCAGTTTGTACAGATGATGGCCCTTCATGTAGGGTTGCATATTGACCAGCACTGCCATCACCGCTGCCTGTTCGCCACCCTGAGTAGTGAGTGTGAGAAGGTATCTGAGAAGTTGTTAATGTTTCTGTCGCAGTACCTCCAGTAGCACCAGCAGTATACCCACCACCAGCACCTAGAAGCACCCTACCTTCACCAATAGCTGACCATACACCAACACCAAGTAATGTGTTAGGATTGGTAGACACTACTGATGTGTATATAGATCCTACAGGATAAGCCAGAGCATTAACTACGGCTGATGTGACTGCTGGTATCGCTGCTACAGCAGTGGTTGTGTAAGCCGTAGTAGCTATTTGTGTACTGTTAGTAGATGCCGAAGCTGTTGGAGCCGTTGGTACACCCGTTAATGCTGTGTTGTTAATGTTAGCTTTAGTAGCTACAGCTACAGCGATAGCATTGTACTCATCGTCTATCTCTGTACCTCGTACTCGTTTAGCTGCTGTACCTGCACTGAGGCCATCCTTCACAGCAAAGTTAGTTGACTTAGTATAATTACTCATTAGTTAGTCCTACCTTGTTTAACATAAACGTCAAACTTTTGAATTGATAATTGATCACCATTAATGTAAGCCTCAAATCCTAATTGAATAACACTACCATGACCACCTACTGCAACCTTAATACGATCTGTTAAACCACCACCTGTAAACTCTGCAATGTTATACTCAGCAACATCGTACTCAGACACAGCACTTTGTTTAACTGTTCTGTTGTAGGATCTAGGTTGATCAGTATAATCAGTACCTACTTTAACAACAAAGTTTTGACCACTACCACCTATAACAGTCACACCTACAATCTTTAATATTTTATTAACTGTAGGCTGATCAAAGTCAAAGTAGTTTGTACTGTAGGCCATGTAGTAAGATGTTCCATTGTCTTGGAATCCACTATACTTAGCTATTCCATTAACTAATCCTAGATAAAGAGTACCATCAAAAGCAGATAGACCACTTAGTATATCAGTGTCCACCCACTTAGTTACTCGTAGTCCACCATTCTCTAGTCTTCCTCTAGTATCAAAACAATAGATAAGTTTAGAACTAGGGAATAATAATAAATAGAAAGCATTAGCTGCTGAGTAGATTGAAGTTACATTTTCAGTAGAGTATGTATTAATAATCTTTACTAGATCATCACGTATATTAACAGACAGGTCTGCTAAGGGGTTAGATTTCTCTTGTATGACACGATTCAAAGACCGTAACCCTGAGTTAGCTAGGAAGTAGATGTCGTCTCCTACGGCCTGTACGGACTTCTTAGACACACATCCTACATTCTCTAGTATCTCTATTACATTTAACTCAGTAGCAGCGATAGTTAAATCTGAGTTATTATTATCACCAAGTATTACAATACATCGTTTACAGAATACAATGATGCGTCCGTTAAATCCAGCAACACTGACAATCTCGTCACCACCATTAGTCCATACTTTTCTTAGGTCTAAGGTTAGGAATGATCCTCCATGAAATGCACCAGTAAGTAAATCAGACCCATACAATGTATACTTGTCTGTCGCTGTACCACCAGCCCACAACCTACCATAAGCAGAAGTTACAAAAGAGAACTGTAGGTTAGCGGATGTTGTTGCATGAGTTGTCACTGCAAAGTTAGAAGCCACTTTAAGCATAGCTTTACCTGCTTGTGCTAGGTAGACCGATCCTCCTAGTGAAGCAGCTTGCCAATCATTATCAGTACCATGTCCTGTAGATATAGCAGTGAGTGTGCCAAGACCTCGGTAGATTTTACCATTACCCCAAGTAATATAATCAAGGTGTCCAGTAGAACCTACATAGTCGTGCATACCTACAATAGAAGAAGATGTACCACCAGAAGTAGTCTGATATACATGTCCCTCTCTAGCACCTAGTCTACCCTCAGAGTCTATAATGCAGTTGTCTGCTTGTAATGCGTAGCCACTAGATAAAGTAATGCTACTTTCCTGAGTGTTTAACCCATAAAATCCAGGGGCTGCAATGGAAGAACTAACTAATTGTTTCATACATTATACCATATAGTCTCTTCTGGATGCTTTGACGCATCTAATGCTATTGCGTTAGATAATGAGTTGTTAGCTGCCATGTATGCAGTGTTACCTGTCTGTCCATTATCTTCACCCCTCTCTTCTACAGCCTTAGCGTAGGCTAACAGAACGATAGGACGATGAGGACAAAGTATTCTATCTGACTCTGCTGTAAGGTCTTCTGATCTTTGAACAACATTAAACCTAACTGTGTACACACCATCAGGCTTAGGGTATAGATCAATAAGTGTATCACCATCAGTACCTACACCATTGAAAGAGTAGTAACTAGGAGAACCAGTGGCTGGAGTTGGAGTGAGGTATCTATCATTAAACCAATTTGCAGTCTGGTAATCAACATCACTTTGAGTTGTTGCGTTAACAACCCCTAGAACCTTGATGCTGTTCTGAGAACCATTTAGTTCGTAATTAAAAATACCATTAGTAGTAGTAACAGTTAGACTCTGACGTAAGGCAGACCAGTCCCATGCTTGTTCTACTTCTTGAATTGAATCATTAATGAAAGTAGATATAAGAGATGAATATTCATTCTCATTAATAGATTCTACTGTTCGCTCTCGTAGACGTACAAGAACTGAGTTGATTGCTGCTAAGTAATTCATAGGATTATACCATATTTCTGTTTAAAAGTCAAGAGGTTTATTTTCTTGCTACAATTGATTGACCAAAGTACATACCAACAACTGACATGATTGCATGAGGTAGCCACTCAGGAGTAACCATTCCTTCTAATGTTCTCCACTCTGTTACTGTTGTAGTGAAGTCAAAGAATAGAAGTTTAAATCCACTGGTTACTTCTACTGGTACTACTGTTGGCAGGTTTAAGATAGGAGCAATAAGAATAAACATTGCCATACCCATAAAGGACACCACTAGGAATCTACGTATCCATTGTGCATTAGGAGTATCGTAGCTACGTGCTGCTGCTACACTGTCCTCAGAGGCCGAGAATTGCTGCATGAGCATCTTTTGCTGGTCAGCCTTATCCTTCTGTGCCTGTGCCCACATCTTCATTACAGCGCCTCCTAGGACGCTTAACAGCAATGTGATAACTTCTATCGGCATACCAAACATTACTTCTTCTTCTTATGAGTTAAATTCTTACTAGAGGCAGTATGCTTTGCACCCGTCATAAGTTTACCATTAGTCTTGTGAGTCTTGCCTGTATACTCCTTACCATTTGGTAAGTAATGTTTAACACCTTTCATAATAACCTCTACTTTTTTGATCTATACTTAGCTGTCTTTTGTGCAATCTTCTTAGGCTGCTTTACAAACTGCTTACCTGCCTTTGTACCTTTCTTCTTTGCTGCTGTAGTAGCTGCATACTCTTTAGCACTAAGAGAATCTCTAGCTGCTTTAGGTAAGTAACGCTCACCTGTCTTGGCACTAGCCTTACCACTTTTAGTTCCCCACTTTTCTTTAGTCCAGTTCTTGAGAGACTTCTGTGATGCTTTCATTTGTAACCTCCACCAGCTTTCTTGTACTGCGTAGCTAGAAGCTGTGCCTTACGTGCTGACCATTGACCTGCCTTGCCACCTTTAGTTCCTGCTTTGATCTTTTTAAAAAGAGTCTTACGCATAGTAGGCTTGGTGTAGTTACCAGCTTCGTTAACTTTTGATTTAGCTTTAGCCATCACCATTTTTCCCTATTAGCCCAATATGCCGCAGACATTTTACCCTTAGCAATGTTCTTACCATGCCTAGCCTTAAATGACTTACGCTTGGCTTTCATCTTATCACTCTCACCAGCCTTGGGCTTACCTGCTGTACTAGCCCCTTGCTCACCAAAGCGAATAGTCTTAGTTACTCCACCTTCTTTAGCTACCACCACATGAGACTTCTTAGGATGGTTAGGTGTACGCTTAGGTTTGTTGTAGGCTGTTAGACCTAGCTTAGTTAGTTTAGCGTCTGGCATTAGAATGTACCCTCTTGAAAGTATAACCAACAAGCGAATGCACTTGCCCCTATAATCCACATTAACTTCTTAACAACCGACTTACCCACTGCAAGGTAGAAACGATCATACGCTTTCTGTGCAGCTAACTCAGCTATCTCATCTTTCTCTGATTCTGTCAATTTAGTATCACTCATATTTAATATTTGATGTACATAACTACGCCAAAGAAAGCAGCTAGGATAGTTACAAGGATTCCTACAACCTGACCTGCTAATACCAAAGTCTCTTTAACTTCCTTGGCCTGTGCTTTCTGTTTCTTAACCTGTGCTTTTTGTTTATTATGAAACTCATCTCTAAACTGACAATACTTATAGTATCCTTGAATAGACTGCTTGTTGAGCATAAACTCTAGTTCTTTCTCCTGCCTCTCTATAGCTTGTTTTGCTTGGTAAGCACCTAGTACATCACCTGTACCAATAGCAGCTTTCTGCTGTATAGACTGACTTGCACTAAAGTATTTAGTTACAGCAGATCCAGCATCAGCAATCTCTTTGCCATTAGAAAGAGTTTGTTTTATAACTGCAAAGGCAGCATTCGCAATAGCCAGTTCTGCTAACATACCCAAACCCTCTTTGTATATTCTTGTGGTACACCATATGGTTCCCTTGATGGTTGAACTACTAGGTACTCAGCATTAACCCTGTTGACAGATGGTTCAATAAGTAAACCCTGTCCTATAGGAGCAAGAGTAGGCGATACATGAACTGGGTATATCTCTAAAGGACTAGAGTTCATTATATACTCTCAATGTTTTTTACACAGAATGCTATCGTGGTCTTATCCTCAGTTTCTTTCTGAGCCGCATAGCCTAGAAGAGGACTTGTAACTAACGCATACTCTAACTCTTTAGCTACTATTAGTAACTCCACTCTACATCTCTTAAGAGTTGAATAACTAGATACCATAACAGGCATTGCAGGTTCTGTGCTTACAGAGAGCATAGTAGCTACTACAAGAGCATACATTATTTTTTAATCTTCTTTTTCTTTCCCTTCTTAGGTGGGGATACTAACTTAGTTCCGTATGACATATTACTCTCCTGTTAAACTATAGCTTCTCTTGCTGCTTCTCTTGCTGTTGTAACATCCGTAGGTATTACTACACCTGTTTCTAAAAATCTAGTGATGTACCAATCGGTTGATGCAAGATAGGCTTGGTTAGTTGCGTTAGTCTCTGCTTGAGCATTAGCTGCTATCTCTGCATCAGTGAATGGGACTGCTTCTTTAGTTATGCCTGTAGGCAAAGCACCTAATGCCTCTATAGTTACTTCTTCTCGCACATCGTAAGCAGTGCCACGATTGTCTTCAACGTAGGCCCACTCTGAACCTGTTAGAACTACAGCGTAACCTTCTCTTGCGCTTAGTGGCGCAGTAGTTGTAGCGTTAGCTGGTATTAAGAATTGACCAACATCTAAAGGGTCTGGTGAGGCTGTAGAAGTTCCAACGTATTCACCTGTTCCCCCTACATAGTTATAAATTTCCATGCTCACCTCTTAGTATTTAATAATTATCATTCGGTTAGTATTACGAGGACGAGACTCGTTTCCACCTGTGCTATTTGTTACCTTAGTATTAACAACATCGTGGAATCTATAACTTCCTCCATGCGTTGCGGCAACATAGTCATTAAAATCTGAATAACTGTGAGTGTGTGCTTTGTTTTCACTTAGCTGTTTAGAGCCTACAACGTCACCCGTAGTACCATCACCTCTGTTTGTACGAGCAGCCCTGTCAGGGTCATTAGCGGAGCCATGCGCCCAACCACGAATGAACTCACCTCTGGCATCAGGTAGGTTAAAGGTTGATGAACCATCGCCTACACCAAAGGTAGTGCCAAGCACAGCGAATAGTGCTGAGTAGGTAGACCTTGATATTGCGGCTCCATTCTCTTCAAGCCAGCCTGTAGGGACTGTAGCTGTCGCCCAAGTCATCTCAGAGCCAGCTACTGTAGAAGGTAAACCTGCTGCTGTGATGTCTGCTGCCAGCCCTGTGTAGTCTGATAACTCTCTTGCCTTGGTCATGGGCTATTCTCCTTCCAATGCTTCAATACGAGCAATCAATTCTTGTATCGTTGCTGTTAATAGTGGAACCAACTTAGCTTGGTCAATGCCCTGCATATCTGGAACCGAGCGTGTACCCATGACTGCTTCTTCTGTGTCGGTTGCTGGAGTCACTTCATTTCCATAGCATCTTTAGTGCCTACTACTGACTCAGGTACAACCTCTTGTGCCTCATGTGCCAAGAAACCATCCACTCTAGTTCCGTCTGCAATCCACTCAAAGTTACAAGGCTTTAGTAATTTAACTCTGTCTGTTGCTCCCGTCATGGGTTGAACGTCAGTCTTTAATCGGTAGTCGGATGATGTGGTATATGCTGTACTAGCACCAAAAGTTGAGATGCTTCCAACTTCTGTGCCATAAGACTTGTAAAATCGAATAGTCTTACCCTCAGTATTACCTCTATTGAAGTACATACAGACACCATTATTAACAACATAACTCTCGCCAGAGTTTCCTTGATTTAAAGCCAATCCTTGTGTATCACTCCAAGCTGAATTTAATCTACCAACTAACACGCCCCCTGAGTTTTCTATCCGCATACGTTCTGTGTTGTTAGTATTAAATCGCTGAGTGCCAGAATCTATTTGCTGAATTAAAAATTCGTTTTGGCTAGTGCTATCACTTATAATCTTTAAAGCACCACCATCATTTTTTATTTCATAATCAGTTGACACATCGTTTTCATTAATCCGTTGTAACTTAATAGATGCACTTGTTCCGTTACCTGATTTAACTGTTAATTTTGGTGTAGATGCCCCGTACACTTCCACGTTGCCTGTAAAACTAGGACTAGCAATGGGGGCCTTGAGAGCCACCGCAGTGTTAGTAGTAGCCAAAGCAGTGTTAGTCGCCTTTGCAGCCAACAGCGTATCAGCCTCTGTCTTACTATAATGATCTGCCACAGTAAACGTCTTCAAGGAGATCACAGTCACTTCATCATTCAATAGCAGTGCTACAGTGAACGTGATGCTGTTGCCGTTGGTGGCTGTAAAATCTGTAGTGTCCGTGAGCAGTACGCCATTGACGTAGACTTCTACAAAGCTAGGTGTGTAGCTAAGACCTGTCTTTACTGTCTGACCTGCGGTTGCTAAGAATGAGACTTTCTCTTGAGCCTTGAGACTTAATTTTGCTGATCTG